ACGAATAATAGCCCGAGCGTGATTAGTTTAGCTGTAGATGGTAGTGCAACTTTGCTGACACCTGGAACAGCCGACATCACCGCATCGTTACCATCAGTGGGGTCGCAAAACTACCAACAGATAATGGTATCGTTATCCGGTAGCGCGGTAATAGGTATAAGTTCTTATGACACCGGTAGTCTTATAAAGTACCTGTACGATCAGATGCACTCGCTGTTGACTGCTGTTAATGCTCTTGGAAGCAATCCAGGAAGCAACGCCATTAATCAACAGTACACCAGTTATGCAGCACAGACTGCGACTTTACTCACCGGACTGACCGTAAGTGGGTGGACACCATTTGATGCAACTATAGTCGCCAACAATAATACGAATCAGCAAGCGCAAGCTTGGATATCACCTCACCATTGGATAAGTGGTATCGGCGCATACCACGGACAAAATCCTGTGAGTGGAACAACCTGTTTTGTTGGGAGAGACGTAGTTATAGGATACTCAGCAACACCTTATGCTGGAACACTGGCTAGCTTCCTGCCTGTGACTTGGGCAAAATACCTGCCGCCTCACACAACAAACTACCCCTTAAGTGGTATGCCCTGCTTCTGCAAGCTGTCAAATACGTACAATGGAAGTGGGAACTGGATAGAACCAGTAAGTGCCACAGGGTTAGGGTTCAATACGTTCAGTGGGTTGGTGAATCCGCCAGTAGATGCACTAGAGGCTCCGTTCTGCAAAACAGACCCAACATATAAAGTAATAGGAACGAGTGGCGATAGTGGTAGCCCTGTGTTCTGTGGTATCAACGGAACACCTGTGCTTCTTGGGCGCATATTTGGGTATGGTGGAGCTATCGACTGGTATGGTGATATGCTAACAGCGCCAACAACCAAGATGTCAAATAACACCACCAGCAATACATTTCAGAATGATATTACGAGCGCAATGAATACCTTGGCGACTCTGAACAGTGATGCCACTATTTATGCCTTGCAGTATGTTTCGCTAGCTGGATTCAATAGTACGTATTAACCAATGCACAACGCAGATAAAGCCATCAAGGTAATAGCTATCCTGGCGATGGTCGGGCTGGTGGTGATGTGGTCGATTTATAATTTTGGTACTAGATAATGGCCAGAACCAAGGCAGCATCCAATCAAAGCAAGGATAAGAAATGGACCAGATAGCCGGTAATGCGATGGTAGAAGCCAAGGCGATGATCGATCAGCGACAGGTAAACCCTGAAGCGCTCAAAGGACTGGGCACCCAGCTTCTCTCCAAGTTCAAGCGTTACGAGGCGGATCGCAAATTAGCTGAACTCAAGTGGGCACGCAACGAGCGTCAGTACCTCGGCCAGTATGATCAGGAAGTGGAGAAGATACTCGACCCGAACCGCTCCAGAGCGTACCCGAAACTTACACGGGTAAAAGTTGTGTCCATGCTGTCCCGCCTGATGAACTTGCTGTTCCAGGCCGATGACAAGTGCTGGGGAATCGAACCGACTGCGGTGCCTGACTTGAATCAGGAAGACTTGCAGAGCGTGCTGGATAAACTTCTGGACGCTGCCCAAGGCGGGGACTTGCCAGATGAAGCGATTGAACAGGCGGTACGGGACTTCGCCAAGATCCGCGCCGCGCGGCTGGAGTTGGAAGTGGAAGACCAGTTGCAGGAATTGGGCGGTAGCCGGTCCGTGAGCTTCACCCAGTTGTGTCGCAAGGTATTGCAGAGCGGTATCAAGTATGGGATGGGCGTGCTCAAGGGGCCGTTCACCGAGAAACAAACCCAGCGCAAGTGGCAGAAAGATATCAGCGGTCGCTACATGGCGGTGCCGTTTACAGCATACCGACCCCGCTTCGATTTCGTTCCGATATGGGACTATTACCCTGACATGTCCGCGCGCTACCTGCACCAGATGGAAGGGCAGTTCGAGCGCCATGTGATGTCCAAACACCACTTTATGATGTTGAAGCAGCGGTTGGATTATTTCCCGTCGCAGATCGATCAGATCATCCAGACCAACCCCAACGGCAACTACGTGCGTAAGGCGTTCGAGACCGAGCTGCGCACCATGGGCATACAGGAACAAGTTACAGACATCGAGCGCAACAAGTTCGAGGTGATGTCATGGGAGGGGTATGTGTCTGGTCGCGACTTGTCGCTGGCCGGGGTGGATGTACCTGAAGCCAAGATGGACCAAGACCTACGCGCGAGTGTGTGGTTCGACCTGAGCGGTATCGTGATCAAGGCTGACTTAGATCCGTGGAGCGAGTTAGAGACCGATGGTGAGATGCCTGTGTATCACCAGTTCGTGTTCGAGGAGGACGAGTCCACAATCGTCGGCCAGGGTTTGCCCAATATCATGCGTGACAGCCAGATGAACCTGGCCGCATCGGTGCGGATGATGATCGACAACGGGGCAATCCAGCGCGTGTTTGAGTTGAATACGTCCGTGCTGAGTCCGAATCAGGACACGACTTCGATCACCCCGGACAAGATTATCTACCGCGAGGATGAGAGCATCGCGTCGGCGCAGATACCGGCGCTGAAGGTTATTGAATTACCGATGCACGTCACCGAGCTGAAAGGCATGGTGGACATGTTTCAAGGGTTCGCCGATCAGGAAACATTCGTAAACCCATCCACCGGCGGGGATATGCAGCGGGGGCCGTCTGAGCCGTTCCGCACTGCTGCCGGCGCATCGATGATACAGGGCAACGCGGCGCTACCGTTCAAGGATGTGGTGCGCAACTTCGACAGGTTTACCGAGTCGGTGATCGGGTCGCTCATCGTGTTCAACAAGAATTTCAATCCGAACCCAGAGATCAGCGGTGACTTCAAGCCACTGGCGCGCGGGGCTACCAGCCTAATCGCCAAGGAAGTGCTAGGCATCCAGCTGGATAATTTTGTAAATACGCTGCACGAGGATGAGAAACCATACGTCAAATTCCGTGAGTTGGTGCGTGCCCGCGCCCGTGTGCGGGATCTGATCGTGGATGACGTGGTGATGAACGACTCCGAGTGTGACGCCGTGGATGCCTCGCGCAGTCAACAGCAGCAGGCTGAACAGGCGATGGTCCAGAAAGAACGTGAAGCGGCTATCCGCTTGCAATTGGCGGAGTCTCTGAAAGCCGTGACACAGGGCAGCAAGAATTCGTCGGCGGCAGACGCGACGGTGGCCAAGGTGATATTGGACGCGATGGAAAAAGGTCTGCCGATTGAATCGGCGCTGAGGGCGATAGCCGCAACACAACCAGGAGGTAATGATGGAACAAGTGGACCGCAAGGCGGAGGAGCGCAGGCTCCGGGAAGTGGTATACAACAACCGGACGGAGCCGGGCTTGAAGGCGCTCAAGAAACTCTTGGAGGACCAGCGCCTGCGCCAGCTGAAAACGCTGCTGCAATGCCTGCCCAGTGAGATGGTTGAGCAGCGTGCGCTGGTGAACGCCACTGACAAGCTCTTGAGCCTGATCGAAGAGAAAGATGTTTTACCCTCTTGACCGTTACATAACCTATTGATATAAGGCTAACTCATGGAACCAATTACACAAACGCCGGAACAAGAAGACGCTGATTTTACCGCCGCGTTCGCCGAATTCTCTCCCGAAGAAGGGGCTGCTGCCCCCGTCGTAAAGACACCAGAAGAACTCGCTGCTGAAGCTGCCGCTGCTACTCCGGCTGTCAAGACACCTGAAGAAATAGCCGCTGCTGAAGCCGCCAAGGTTGTAGCCGCACCGGCTGTCAAAACACCCGAAGAAATCGCCGCTGAGGAAGCCGCTGCAAAAGCTGCCGGTGCTCCGGATTGGCAGTCAGAGATTGACCAGCTCAAGAGTAACCTAGCCGCTGAACGTGCTGCGCGCGAGGCCGCTGCCGAGGCTGCAAGAGCAGCCCCCGCCAAGGTGGTGGAAGAAATGCCACTCTACACAGCGGACGAGCAGGCGGTACTGACCAGATACCAGGAAGACTGGCCGGACGTGTCCAAGGCTGAGGCGCTGACGCGCCGTGCCGAGTACAAGGATCTGGTTGGGTACATCTTCCAGCAAGTGCGTGCCGAGTTGGCGCCGCTGCAAGATTTCGTCTCGACCCAAGCCCCGCGCACCCAGTATTCCGAGATCACCAAGCTGGTCCCGGACTACGACGACGTTCGCGATAAAGCCTTGGCATGGGTTGATAGCCAGCCTGCCTACATCAAGGCCGCGTACAAACAAGTCACTGACGGCGGCAGTCCGGAAGAAGTGGCTGACTTGCTTAACCGCTTCAAGAAAGAAACCAATTACGCTTCCCCGGCAGCACCTACTCCCTCAGCGTCCCCCGCTGCTGGTGCTGCCACCTCTACAACCTCAGCAGCGCCCGCCAAGCCAGCGGCTCCGGCTCTGCCCGCAGCAGCAACCAAAGCAGCCGCGAAGCTTGCCGTGGTTAAAACCGGACGTACTGAGCAGGAGTCTGGTGATAGCGACGATGACTTTGACGGCGCGTTCGCAAAATACGCCGCGAGCGAAGACAAACAGAACACTCGCAGATAACTTTAGGAGAACATCATGGCAATGGATCGCACATTTTTCACCGCAGCAAACATCGATATTCTGATGAAGAAGATTCTTGGCGCGATGGCAGACATCATCGACGTGACGGTTCCCACCGCTGCGGGAACTGTGTTCACTGCCATCAACACCTATTTCGGTGTGACCACGATCACCGCGTTCGCCACCGGCGGCCAGGCTAATGCCACCGCGCTTACCGGCGAGTTCAACGAAATTACAACCTGCACGACCATTGGCGACTCGGTGAAACTGCCTGTAGCGGCTCTCGGCAAAACTTGCACGATCTTGAACAGTGGCGCTACCGCGATGGACATCTTCCCTGTTGCGGGCAGTTCGCTCGGTGATCTGGCAGTGAACGCAGCGTACAGACTCGGCCAAGGCCTGACTGTCGTGTTTACGGCAGACTCGGCTACCAAATGGATGTATGACCGCGAGAGCAGTGTTAAGGCCGGTAATCTGGTAACTCAAGGCACCAGCGCTGTTACCGGTGTGACGCTGAATACAACCAAGGGCATTGTGACTACGTTCTCGCAATCGGCCGCGGCTGGTGTGAGTGCTGCGTTCACGGTTACAAACAGCAAGGCGGCTGCTGCGAGTAACGTCCGTGCCTACGTGATCGACTACGTCGGAGTGTTTACTACCAACGGCATCCCGGTGGTATCTGTGGACAATCGCACTGCAGGCACATTTGATATCGTGGTGTCCAACGCACACAGCGCGAATGCGTTGTCCGGGGCGCTGCAGATCGGATTTGAGATCGTTTCGTAATGTTTAAAAACGTCACTGCTCCAGACCAGAAAAAGATGGTTTCTGAATGCACTGAATCTTCGTGTAACCATTTGATTTAATAGGAGAATATCATGGCAGCAGCAAATACGTATGGTGATTTGACACCAAGAATGGCCGCCTACTCAGTAGCCAAGTTCCTGGCTCGCGCGCAACCCATGCTGAACATCGAGAAGTTCGGCCAAACTCCGACGGTGATCCCGACTCGCAGCACCAAGGTCGCAAAGTTCCGTCGTTACTTCCTGCAAGGTTCCTTGGGTGCTGCTGGTGATGGCAATCCCGCAAACGCCTACACCAACGTGCTGTCCCTGACACCGTTGACTGAAGGTGTGACACCCGCCGGCAAGAAGCTGACGTTCCAGGATTACACCGTAACTCTGGTGCAACTGGGCGACTACGCTCCGCTGACCGACGTGATCGACATGACCCACGAAGACAATGTGCTGGCACAGCTGATGGAAGTCATGGCTGAGTCCGCTGCACAGACTCTGGAGACATATCGTTACAACGTGTTGAAGGCTGGTGTCAACGTGTTCTACGCCAACGGCACTGCTCGTACAGCGGTCAACACTGTGATCACTCTGGCTCTGCAGCGTCAGATCACGACCGGCCTGGTTCGCCAGAATGCCAAGATGATCACTCAGGTGGTCAAGTCCACCGTTCAGTTCCGTACTGAGCCGATCGAGGCCGCGTTCATCGCTCTGGTCCACCCGGATCTGGAAACCGACATCCGCAATATGACCGGCTTCATCAACACCAAGCAGTATGGTACGGTGACTCCGTGGGAAAACGAGATCGGCTCCGTCGAGCGCGTGCGTTACCTGACTTCCACCATCTACGCTCCGTTCCCGGACGCTGGTGGTGCCAAGGGTGCAATGCGCAGCACTTCCGGTACATCGGCTGACGTGTATCCGATCCTGTATCTGGGTCGTGACGCATACGGCATCGTGTCCCTGAAGGGCGATCAATCAATCACCCCGATGGTGGTCAACCCCAAACCGGCTGCTGGTGATCCTCTGGGTCAACGCGGCACGGTGGCGTGGAAGACCATGACCGGCATAACAATCTTGAATGATTGTTATATGGGGAGGGCCGAGACCGCCGCTACAGCTTAAACAAGCGGTCTTGTAATATGAACTGACCTGTGGTTGTCTGATCCCCGCTCCGGCGGGGATTGAACCGAACAAAATTTAGGAGAACATCATGGCTTTAGCAATCAACTCTCAAAGCAACACCTTCGGCATCGCCAACATCGCCGAAGGCAATATCGTCACGGATACCGTGGCTGCAGTCGCGCAAACGTTCACCATCGGCTTTGCCCCACGCAAGATCATATTCAATAACCTGACCGACCGCATCAGTGATGAGTGGTACGAAGGTATGACCGAAAACGCAATCTACAACTCCATCGTGGGCATCAATGCCAAGCTGGATGCAGATGCAGGTGTTACCGACACCAACTTCGGCGCACTGTGGAACCCGGTTGCAGTGACTACCGGCACCGGTGGCCCGACCAGCAACCCTCCGTATGACGTAGCCCCGCAACTTGCATCCAGCCTGATCCAGATGCAAGCGTCTATCATCGGGGTACTGGCAAAACTGGACGCGGATGCGGGCGTAACCGACACCAACTACACTGCGTTGTGGAAACCCGCAGCTGCAACTGTTGCCGCTTTGGTAGCATCCATCGCGGGTTTCACTGCCAAGCTGGATGCTGACGCGGGTGTGACTGACACCAACTACAACGCCACATGGGCTGTGTCTACCACACGCTCTCTGCACACCGTTGCTGCAGGTACACGCACTCTGGAACTGACCAACGGCATCTCGGTGAGCGGCAACACTTTCACCCTGACTGCAGCCACCATGGTGGCGTCCAAAGAGTATTACTGGACCGCGTTGGGTTAAGCTGGGACGGAGGGGTGAAAGCTCCTCCCCGAATTTATGAATGGTCTTTGTATGTGGAGGTCTGACATGGACAATTGCGTGCTACGCATCGAAAAATTGGCCAACGGCTACGAGGTGGAAATCTCTGACCCGGGGGTGAAGAAGAATAATGCTGACCCCAAGAAATCCTGGAAAGATCCTTGGGTGGGTTACGCGTTCACCACGGCTGACGAGGTGAAGGAGTTCATCGGCAAACACCTCGATTCGCTGGAGCCGCCCGCTGACGCAGATGATGAGTACGGCGCGGAATTTGTACGTCAAACCGAGAAGGAGTAACACAATGGCAAAGAAGAACGAACTGGGCAGCAACATCCCACCTGAAGATCACAGCATTGCGGAAGTGATTGAGTCCAACAAGCTGCTGGCTGAACAGAACCGCGAACTGCAAGAGCGCCTCGAAGCACTTACCCGCGAGTCCAACACTCCGCTGGTGAACAAACCTAAGGCTGGCGAGCGTCCGATGTTCTCCCGCGTCAAGATCATCCTGGAAGAGAGCGACCAGATCGCCCCTTCCGGCCAGTATTTCGGAATTCACGGCACATGGGTAAACCCAGAGACTCTGGAAGCGCTGGAAGCTGATGTACAGTCCAAGCTGCTGACACGCAAGCAAGCGCAAGAACAGGCTACCGAGACTGTCACATTTGAAGCTATCCTGCGCCCCGGTGAAGAGGCTGAGGTGCCGGTGGAACTGCTGGCCACGCTGAACGACGCTGTGATGTCGGTCCCTACCCAAGATCCAGGTACGTTCCAGGTTCTCGGCTACAAGGATCGTCTACGCTTCCCTTACAGAATTTGTACAACTCGATAACATGATACTCGGCGACCGTCTTGACGAGTTACGCAAGAACATTTTGCGGGACCGCAGTGCGCTGGTCGCCGGTCCTACTGACTCGCTCTGGGACGATACAACCCTGCTGCGATACATCAAGGAAGCTGAACGCAAGTTTGCCCGGCAGACGATGTGCATCCGGGATGCGACCTCGCAGAACATCTGCAACTTCGCGCTCAAGGTAGGTGTGACTACGTACCCACTGCACGCCTCGGTATTCGCGGTGCTCTCCAGCAAGTTCGATACAGACACGTTTGATATTCAGCGTTCCGGGCACGCGCTGGTGCTGCAGTTCACCCCGTCTGAAATCTTCACCTACGACCCGACCACAGGGTACAAACAGCAGCCTGGCCGCCCGATCGCGTACATGACCGACGAGACGCTGGTGTTTTCCGGCAAGCGTGCGGTGACGTACACGGTCTATCCAACACCGAGCAGTGTGGAAGATGGCAAGCTGGTGCAGATGCGCGTCATCCGGTATCCCCAGGGCGACTACAGTTTGGACAATCTCAACGAAGAGTCCGAGATCCCAGAGGACTACCAGCTCGACTGCCTGCAGTGGGCGGCGTACCGCGCCACGATGAACCACGACACGGATGCTGGTGATAGCGTCAAGGCAACAAACCACAAGGACGCCTTCGACCGCGCTGTGCTGGAGTGCAAGAAGGAAATCAAGCGAACACTTTTCGCCAACGTGACCATGCGCTACGGGTCTCTCGGCACCAACTACACGAGGTAGCGCCATGCCTCAAATAGATCCCAACACAGGGCTGGTCACATACAAGGGCTTTCCCAAGGGAATTGACAACCGCAGTTCGGATTTCGCGGTGCAGGATGGGTTCCTGCGTGATTGTATCAACGCGGACATCCTTAATTCCGGCAACGTGCGCCGCCGGCGCGGTATGGCACAACGTATCGCCAGTTCTGGGTCACACAGCATATTCTCTGATGGCAAGCGCATGGTGTGGGCGACCGCAAACCGGCTATACGTTACAGACACGGGCTTGGCCCCGACGTTGCTACTGACCGATCCAGCATTTGGCCTGCAGCCGCTGTCCTATGTCTCGGTGAACGGAGACATCTATTTCTCCAACGAATACACCAACGGCAAGATCCTTGCCTCTGGCGCAGCCTTTGAACCGTGGGGGATCATCCCACCGCAGTGGGGTCCTGTTTGCACCGGGTCTACGGTCTCTGGACAGGCTCGGCAGTATCAAGTCACTTGCACGTTTGTCACTGCGTCCGGAGAAGAGTCCGGGGCACCGCTTGGGGTGACTGTCCTGTGTGGTGACACGCCCCGGATCAACTGTTCTTTCATACCCCAGTCGCTCGACTCTCGCGTGGTGGCAACCCGGCTGTACGTGACCAACATCGACGATACGATCTTCTCGCACGCGATGGACGTTCCCAAGGGCACCACTTCGGCAGTGATTAATGGCTGGTTCGCCAACGGTGCGGCGCTCAAGACCCAGTTCAACTCCAACCCGCCACCGGGGCAGTTGCTTGAATATCACAACGGTCGGATTTACATCGCCCAAGGAAACGTCTTGTGGTGGACCGAGGCGCTGCGCTATGGGATCTACGACAATACGGCGAACTTCATCATGTTTCCAGAACGTATCACCATGATCAAATCGCTTGGCGAGCAAGGCCCTCGTGAGCACCACGGCATGTTCGTGTCATCTGATCAGACTTATTTCATGCCGTTTGTTGGTACTGAAGAACTCAAAAACTGGCCTAAGCTACCCTACCGCGCAGTCGAAGGTGCGGCGATGCGCCTGCCAAACAGCCCAGACGTATTGTGGTTCTCCGATCGCGGATTCGTGCGCGGCACCGCTGGTGGCCAGGCAGCCAATCTTACCGAGGGCCAAATCGCGGTGGACAAATACCAGTACGGCACCATGGGCTACACCGAGATCAACGGCCATAAATCAGCTGTAGCGGTACTGCAGAAGTCCCTGATTCCGTCATTTGCATCCTCTGACGTTGCAGCGGCTGACGCGATCCGTCAGACCGAAATCGTGTAAAGGAAAAATAAATGTCTGCAGAAAGTGATCTGAGATGCTTGATTGCGATGGTATCCGCGCTTAATACAAAGCTGAATACGCTTGCCGGGGCAAACACAGGACTTCGTGATTCAAAGATGGACTTCATTTGTGATATGTTTGATCGCCCGGATAGTGATACGTTGGGGGGGTATTGGTACGGCGGAGGGGCTGGATTTGCTATACGCGGGAATGCGGCGTACCCAAATCCGGCAACAGGCGTGCAAGGCGGATCAACCGCGCTACTCGCTGTGGCTTCGACTGGGGCCGTAACGCCAGGCACAGTTCTGACAGTTAATTCAAATATGAATTTCGGTGTAAGTACTGCGGGTTGTGACGTACCCCACACGATAGGACTTTCAAATACCGATATTTCTATCGAAATACGCTTTACTGTGCGCACAGGTCTTGCCGGAGATGTGTTGAATCCCGCAGTTATCGTAGAC